GGATTTGGACCACCCTCTGCGGGGACGTTAGGTGGTGGATTTCTACCCTCAGCAACACCACTAGTAGCTAAAGGTCCAGGTGTGTTATTGCTGACTCTATTATCACCAATCTTTGCAGATAATGGAACCTGGACATTATGTCCAAGCACTCCCATGATGACAGGAATTTGTTGATCCTGTCCATCAAGGAAGAATCCAAACACCATCATACCTTGCCTAAGGTTTGAGGTGTGAGTAGCAGAGGTTTGACCACCACCACCCGTAACCGGATACATTATCTGTGCCCATGGCAGTTGATCAGAATCAATAGATTCTTCACCTTGGTCATGAAGACCAATGATTCTTACTTTATATCTTCTACCCCAACCATCAGGTTTTTGCGTATCCTTATGTTTTCCCGGCAGAATATTATCTCTCCAAGTGGCATCGTCAGCAATCTGACCAACCCACCAGAGAAAACTTGATCCTAAAAATCCTGGGTTAAATAAAGATCCTCCTTCCATTAATCCTCATAAACCAAACATTCGGGTTCTGATGGGTTAGCATCACAATATAATTCTAATGGTGATGGGTCATGATGATCACCTGCCGCAATATCTGCCTTGTGATGTTCTGCGTAATCTTCTAATTCATGTAGTTCTCCTTCAATGTGACGACGTTGATTAGGAGAAATCATTGGATTGTCAAGGATTTCTTTATCCTTTGCGATATGAGTTTCGATATTTTCCATTGGTTATTAGCGTTTTTTTGGTTTTCTACCAAAGGTATCTCTAACTAAATTCATTTTAGTTAAAGTATCTTGTGGAGAAATGTAATGACATAGATCTGATATTATATATAGTCCCCCTTGTTGGGAGTCAACTTTGTCATTTTTATTATCTTTGATTTCCGGAGTGTCAATAAAGATAGCATCGCCAGCGTGCAGGGAGAAATCACCAGGAATTGTAATGGTAATTTGTGCTGAAAACAACTGGTTATATCTCATCATAGACTGATTATGGATATTTGCAACCGCAAAGTTTTCTTCCCCTGACTTTTTAATTTGTTCTTTTGAATCTCCTGTTGGAAGAGTTCCTGTATCTAAAATGTAATAAGTTGTTCTTGAAAACTCTTCATTAATATCAGGATTTTTAAACTCATCATTCATTTTTGGTAATTTCTTACCTGCTTTTTTAATTGCAGATTCATTTTCTGTTGCCTTTATTTTATTCACTTCATAATAGGTAGTGAATGGGTCAAAAGTAACAATCCTATTACTAAAAGTCCCCATCTTATTTTTTTCAATGGCATCAATTCTATTATCAGACTCCATTGATAATGCTTTCACATCATACCCCTCGGGTATATCCTGACCTCTCCTATCAGAACTTTCATTATAGATAATTGTTTTCTTTGCGGTTTGATCAAGTAAAGTATCGATTGATTTAAAGAAATAACCCTCTGATGTTTCAAAGAAAAAGTAACCCGCACTCTTTCCCTCGGTTTGATTGGTCTCTGATACTGCCTGCACTGAAAACTTGTCCAACCAATAGAACGGATGTTTGTTGTTAGGTATTTTGTTGCAGGTATTCTTTGTGGTTTCAATGTCAAGTTTTTTCTTTGAACCAAGACCTTTAAAATTTCCCTCTGTTACAATTTTTCTAATAGTATCAGAGATTTTTCCATCAAACCTAGAACGTAGCACAACTCTAGAATTTTTAATTGCTTCACCAGACACGCAATATAAATTTAAAATTTCTTTTCTTGTATCCTCTGATAAAGGTGTGCAATTTTTGATGAATAAAGGATTATTTTTCTTGTCACTAAACTCAAGGATATTTTTATTATTGTCCTCAATCTTAATAGTAACCTTCTCTTCAGTGACAATTGGTAACCCGGACCTAGCAGTCTTACCGTTTATAGAATCACCACTATCATTAAATACAGCACTTACTTTGACTGTGTTATCCATAATACTTTCAAAGTATTGAAAGTTTACAAGACCACCTACCATACTAATATTACCTTTATTATCATTAGACGCCACGGTAAATTCTTTTATGTAACCTGCTTCTGCTGCCTTTGATGCTGTCATTTTTTATTACCTCTTACTTCTATTTAACCTTGGAAATCAAGGAATTCAAATGGATTACTCCTTTCACCGCCAGAAATAACTGTTGCCATCTGTTGATTGTCTTCATACATTTGTGATGCCTGAGATTGTTGTGGAAGAGGTAGTGGTATAACGATAGGATCGCTATTACCTGCTTCGTATGATGCATAACTATTGATTTGGTTCATATCATACTTACCACCAACGTATCCACCACCTTCAAATTTAGCAACATTATATTCATTCATCAATCTTGTCAAGGAGTTTGCATAAATTGGATCTGTGGCATACCCCTCTGATTTTAACATCATAGCAGCAGTATACTTATCAGATGCATTATTAACACCCTTATATCCTTTGTAATCTTTATACCACTGATTCACAAGATGATTGATGGCATCAAATGGAGTTTTGAAATTTTTAAATCTTGCATCAACATATACACTCTGACCATTAATAACTTCTCTGGTATTTGAAACTGTGGCACTCTCAGATCCAATTGCTTTAATACCAAAATAATTATTTCTAGCAGCCAGTGCTGTACCCCATGCACTTTCTAGAGCAAATTGAGCAGCAACTAACTGAGGATACTTAGCACCTGCTTGTCGTGCTAATGATGAAACTGCTTTCCATTTTTCTTTTTTTGATCCTTGGATATTTGATTCAACGCCAGAAAAATCTCTTGATGCAGGAGATCCACCAGTAGTATCTTGATCCTTAGTTACCTCACCTCCACCACCAGTATCTTGACCCCCAGTTACCTTACCTTCTGCTGCTACCGTTTGACTGGCTGCGTCTTCTGATTGACCACCAAAAATCATATCATAGATCGCACCACCCAAAATGTCACCACCAGCAGCACCTAAGAATGCACCGATAGCAGAACCTACAAAAGGAATAGGAATTGCAGTTCCAAGTAGTCCACCAACCCATGTACCTAAACCAGCACCGATTGCCATGAATGCTGCTCTTCCAATTGGTTCTTTGAAGACAAAATAGTTAAGTGCAAAATCAATTAATGCACCTATGAGAGGAATTCTTTTGGCAATAGGACTAATGTAATTCTTCATAAACCTAAGGGATTGTCTAGTTGCCGCCCTTCCTACGATACCGACTGCAGTTCTTCTAATCAGATTAGTAGCAGCAGATCTGGCAAATTTACCACCTAATTGTTGAACTGCTGCCTTTCCAAATCTTCTCTCTGCTGCCTTCCTACCATTTCTACTGATGTATCTTCTTAAAAGTTCCTTTTTTTGTTTTAAGTTTTTACCTGGAATATTTTTTAGTTGTTTAATTGCTTGTGTATTAACAGGTATCTTACTCATACCTCCACTAAGTTTAGCAGCAACTAGTGCTATAGCAATTGTTGCATTTAATACTTTGTTTAACCCTGATGAGAAATCATCAAATGCTTTTCTACCATCCTCACCAAAAACTTTAGCAACGTTATCACCAAGACTATCATATAATTGATATGATTTGTCAATGAACGTCATCAAACCATCAAGCAACTTTCCACCAAACTTTAATACAAAATCTGCTGCCTTCCCAATAAATTGGAGGACTCCACTTTTTTCTATTGCTCCTCCAAACTCCATCAATTTAAGAACTAACATACCCATTAGCACATTAGAGATAAAATTAAATACACCATCAAGAAAACCAGTCTTTGGCATCTTCATGCCTTTCATATTAAATTTTTGATTTTTCTTAGGTTTTTCTAATTTTTGTTCTTGCTTTGCTTTTCTGTTCTCACTGCTCTTTTTCTTTTTATCATCTATTTCTTTTTTCTGTGCAGCAATTGTGCCTTTTAAATAATCATCTATCCCATTCACACTTTCTCTAATGTTTACGAGATGTCCTTCCATTCCAAGACGCACATAAGTTCTTTTTGCTTTAGGTGCTTTAACTATGGCAGTTGATTCGGCAGGTCTTGGCACTATGGAGGACGATGGTCTAGCAACTAAAGCACTACTACCACCACCATTATCTTTTCCGCCACGACCCATCATATTTTTTGCTACTCTAGCACCTTTACCTGCCTTTGCTTTGGCAGCACCACCAATCATTTTTGCTGCACCTAATGCTAATCCTAACATTATCTAATCACTCCCAGTGACCTTGCCTTAAGTGATGACCCAGTTCCTGCACTGAAGTTAGGTAGTATGGAACCAGATGGATCAATTACCTCTTTACCACCAGCTGGTGCCTGCATAGGAACAACATTAATCATAGGACCTGACCTCATGGGAGCACCAGGAATCATTCTTTCACTTCTCATTCCAAGTTTCGCAGGAGTTGAATTACTATCTGCGTCTGCAACTATCTTATCAAGTGCTGCCACACCTCTAAACGTTTTATAGCGAATTTTAGGAACAGTCTCACCAGTAATCACATACTCTTTTGGTGATACGTTAATAGTTTGTCTATCCGCTGTAGCGCCAGGCACATCAATACCTGAGGATTCTTTTACCTCACCCGAATGGAGTGGAAGAATGGATTTTGCTTTTTCTAAAATAATCTGTGGATTAATCGCTATTTTTTTAAAAGCGCCAAATACCTCACCAATAACACCAGCATCAATAGTTTTTTCTTTTGCTTGCGATGTAGGAGCGTTAGTGCCACCTCCACCTATATCAGGCATACCTGACATTTTACTTTCCATCAGTGGTGGTCCAATTATTGGCATTAAACTTTCACTTTTCTTACCAAACTTTCTCTCATCTACAGCACCTCCACCCTCATAAGATGGTAATGATTTCGTCATAGAATTCATAGATGTAAGAGTGTCAACTCCATACTTTTGAACTGCTTCTCTCTTGACAACAAATTCACCTGG